GGACAATTCCGTGATCATTATCAACCCATATCGTCGGGATGTGATTTCCAGCGAGGTTTGAGGAGAATTCCAGTACGTTTGAGAAACTAGGGGTCTTTTGGCGGATTACGGTTAATGTAAGCACCGAGAAAAAAGCCTTTAACTGCAGGCGCAGAAGCAGGGCGATAGATGACATACCAGGCCGGAACAATGCGCAGGAAACAGCCTTTCCATCCGCCTGCATAGGCCCTGCAATTCGGCACGATGATGTTTAAGAACCGGCGACGGCGCGAACAGGCCGAGCAGCCACAAAGTGCCGTCTTATACTTCCATTTAGCGGTGCGGCGATCCAGCCAGCATCCGATGGGTTTAGCCCAGCCTTCAACCCAGTCGCCAAGGCCTTGAATCGGTCGGTAATAGACGGTAGAAAAAACCGCAGGTTCCTGTCTCAAATCCCGCATTAGGTCGGGCCGGTGGATGATGACTTTTGGCTCACTCATTGGCGCACTAATTAGCCTTCACGGAGCAGGAACCGTAGCAGGTTTCGTATCCATATTGGTTGGGAATTTCGAACTCATTGCTCGTGGCATTGCCGGAAGAATCAAAGTTGAGCTGGAGCGGTACAGTCATGAAAAGAGCGAAGACACCGGTCCCGTAAACACGACGGTTTATTTTAACCGAAGCTGTCGCAAGAGTACCCGGCGTGCCTTTACCTTTAACTCTAATTTTTGCCCTATTAACCGCCCCAGAAAAGGCCGTGCGAGGCGGCATTGACGCACAACAGAGGGCAGCTGAAGACCAATCAGACCATTTTGGAGGTGGCATTCGAGCGATTGCATTCTCCTCTGTGTCTTCGTTTGAAAGAGTATCTACGGCACTACCAGATGACCGATTACTTGAGGCAGGACCAGTGGGATGGCATATTCCATCTGCCGAAATAATGTGAACGGTTGGGGTATATGTATCGGGTAAAAGGTTTGCACAAAGGCAGCCAAGTCCATCGATACCTGGGACTGGAGTGGAGTCACATCTCGGACAGATAGGAGCATGTGGACAATTATGCCCGTCTGCAGGAGAACACGTGGTTGATCCTCCTGTAGTTATCGAACAATCGGTCGCGCTATAATTTTGAAATCCACCGAAGGTGTAGGTGACAACCCCATCGAAATTAGCTGAGCATGAATTATTCGGGTTATAACTGTTAGTCGAAATTGACCCTGAAATTGTTCGATTTAGATATTTTTTTGGAGGCGTGCTAGGACTGGTAAATTCACTCCATCCGCAAAGTGTGTATGTGCCCGAAATCGTGCTGCATTCGACCGAGCAACTCCCAGCGCAATTGCAGGGATCGACCGATGGCGCGCACTTACAATTACATGGAAGGACCACGAGCATGGATTTTACGAACCAGCGGACCGGACGTAGATCGTTTCGGAAACGCCAGTGTCAGAGTCGCAGACTTGGATGGGTATACCCGAATCCATGATCGCCTGAGCGAAGGACGGGGAGGAGGGAGCCGCCGATGCGCGCGCAGCAGGAGGAGAAAGACCCACCAATCCACCCCAGATTGCTTTCAATAATGCGATGAAATCTTGAACGGATATCTGGGTTGGCGGTCCTGTGTGGACGGTTGTTTCACCGGTAATGAGATTTTCCTGCACGCTCTGGATCAGCGCGCCCATCGTGGCCCACGCAGGATTCCCGTTGGTGAGATTGAGAAGTTTTCCAGGCCTAAATTGCCCGGAGCAAACGTCCTCCTTGATCTTGAGATCGCCTTCGAAACTGAGGAAATTGATCGCTGAAAAATAATTGGTGGCGAGCCCGATCGGGGTAGATTCTTCCGCACCTGGGGCCCCTGTGTTCGCTCCGCTTAACGGAATAGTCACGACGACCGATCCAATGGCATCAGCATTACCCGCCGTCTGGATTTCGTAGGAGTTTGCGGTTTGCCCTGCGGTGGGTCCAGAAGGAGAAATCGCCGTATGCTTGATGAATATCTTGATGCCTGGCGGCTGGAGATCGTAGCGCGGATTGAGTTGAACCGATTCCACCAGGCTGGCAGCATTGAGATCAAGACCGACAGTAGTCAGGTTATTTCGCCGGATGATATTTAAGGTTGGATTAGCCTGGGTATAATCGAAAAAACTGATGGCATCCGGGATCAATGCGCAGCAGCGGCGAATGACCTCAGCGCAGCTTATATCGCTGGCCTGTTGGGCTGGAACGTACCACCCTGCATCGACCGTTCCGGTGACAATATTTGCCCCTTTGGAAGAGGCATAGGTGAGAGCCTTTATGATCTGCTGAAAAGTGGTGATGGGAGCGCCTGTGATGTCCTGAAAAAGCACGGTATTTGAGCAGAAAGTAAGTTGAACGCCCTGCGTGAAATTCCCGATATTGACCAGCTGGTTCATCAAGTCTTGGTAAACGAGATTTTCCAGTGCCCACCATGGACCGGAGGCCACATAGGAAAAATAATCGCGTTTCGCCGTACCGATGCACTCTAGCTTGGTGATGGTACCAACGAACCAGCGGACAGAGTCGCGCCAAATCTCGATTACTGCGCCGTAAGGAAAAATTGAACCGGGGTTGATCGAGCTTACCGGGATTTCGAAGGAGAATTGGTCGGGCGCGAACGAGATGAAAAGAGCGTTTGCCTTGTCGATGCCCCAGTTGGCGAGCAGCCGTTTGTCATTTCCATATTTGAGATAGAAACTGGCACTCATGAAGCCGTCCTCATATTGGAAATCTGCCGAGCAAGGGTGGATATCTGACTGGCCTGCTGCTGGACCTGCTGGGCGAGTTTTTCGATTTGCGCCAGCTCGGCGGCAAGGGCGCGCGTGACGGCGTCAAGGGCCTTTGCATTCTGAGTCTGCATATCGACGATCTTTGCCTGATAGGCCTTAAACGCCTCCAGTAGCTTGCTCGGATCAAGCGGAGGTGGAACCTTGGCGGCTGCTTCCTTAAATGCCGTGGTGCTGCCTTCGGGATCGCCTGATCCGCGGGCACTTGAAACGCTAGGTGAAGATGGGAGTTCGGAAAATGAACCATCGCCAGCCGGTGACGGGTGCCGGGATTTGCGTGATGACTTCGAGCCGTGACGCTCCTCTGAGCCAGGGAGCGATTCGAGCTGGGCATCGGCGACGTTCGCCTCCGCATTTACCTCGTCCTCATAGGCGTCTTTCGCATCCGATTTTTTGGCCTCAGAATTGGCCTTTTCCTGCGCCCTGGCGTTTTCCTCGTTCGCTTGTTTCGCTTTTTCCTCAGCGATTTTTTTCGCGCGATCGGTAGCTTCATTATCGATGGCCTTGTCCTTGTTGGCCTTTTCGATTGCCGCATCCTGATCCTCTATGCCGGCGATTTGGAATTCAGCCTGTACGTCCTCTATTTTTCGATTGGTTTCGTCCAGGTCTTTATTGGCAGCATTGATTACATCTTGAGCAGCTTTTTTAAATCCCAGCTGCTTATAGATAGTATCGAGTCCTGCGGCGATCTGACGTTTATTTTCCTCGTAAATTTTTCGGTAGCCGAGATTCGGAACACCGTTCTTAGAAATAGATTCATTTTCTCTTAAAGCGGGAGATCCTTCTTCTCTGGCTTGCTCAATTTTTTCATCGGCTTCAGAGGCTGTTTTTCTAGCATCAGTCAAGGCTTTTTCATCAGCTGCCTTTTTCTCATTCAACACCCTAAGCTTGTTCGCAGCCTGGGCGCGTTTGGTCTCAGCGGTGGCGCTGGAATTGTCCTCCTCCAGATCGGCCTTCTGTTTGTTGAACGAATCCTCGATCTTCGCTTTTTCTTCGGGCGTCTTGGCGCTCTTTAATGCATCCTGCCGGGCTGATTCGAGCTGATCTTCGGCAAGCTTTTTATTGGCCTCGCGGAGTTTTTCCGTCCGGGCCATCGCGGCATCGATGTCGCTCAACTCCTGGTCATATCCATCGTGGATTTTCTTGAGCGCCTCGATCTGCGTCTCGCCTTCTTTTTTTGCGGCCTCTTCGAGGGCTTCGAGTTTTTTTCTAAGGTCTTCTGTCGATTCGGCATTTTTCTTGATTCCATCTCCGGCTTCCTCGGCGCCCTTCTTCATCGAGAGGAAAAGGCCGATGATTGCGCCCAAGGCGACGATCAAGAGCCCGATCGGACCGCTGGCGCCGATGGTAGTGCGCACAAATCCGATGAAGCTGCGGAAGGCTCCAGCCAGACCAAAAAGTCCGCGGATGCCGCCCTGAGAGGCCGCCTCCAGCTCGCTGATACCGAGCCTTGCCTCGCTGCCCGAGCGCAAGAATTCGCGCATGCTGGAGGACGCCTCCTTGGAACTGTCGCTGATTTTCTTCGTCGAATCGCTCGCTTCGTCCACCGACTGCTTGACCCATTTGATTTCCGATGCCGCCTCTTCAGCGCCATCGACTTGAACCTTCACCTTCAGGGCTGAATCGTCGGAGTCAGACATGGGTTATCCCCTCTGAATCACCTGGATTAAGGCGAATTCTGAAAAGCCAGTGGTGCTAGCGCGCAAATAAAATCCTGACAAACCGCTGCTTAAATCGTTCTCACTCGCCGCCTGAATTCGGATGGTATGAGAGCCTGCGGATAATGTGCCAATGCTCACAGTGCCACCTGGAATATAGGTGCGGGCATTATTACTCAATGATCCCTCATTGCCAGATGCGCCAAGCCGGTATTGCTGACCGCCATCATCAATATCAATGCGGCAAATTCCATTCATGGTAGTGCCGACTGATATGTTATCATCCTTCGCTAAAATAGAGCAGCGGACAAAAATCTCGATTGGTGCGCTGGCATTAGTAACGGTAAAAGTTTGATCAGGGACAACCGTCACCCAAGTTGAACCTGCCGCCGTAATTTGCCCAATATCGGTTGCTTGAGCGAAATTAAGCAAAGTGGTGGGATAATCATGGACAGTGATATTTGCCGAACCATCGAAATTTATTCCGTTAATTGCGCGGGCTGTTGTTAATGTTGCGGCGCTTCCGGTGGTATTTTGATTAAGTATGGCAACACGCGCCGCAGCCAATGTTCCACTCGAAATATTACTGGCATTGGTCGTATCGGTAGTGGCTGATGCCGCCAGGCCAGTGATGTCGCTGGCGGCGGGCTGAGCCTTCGTGCTAGATCCGTCATCGGCGATCGCTGTGAGGAAATTGTGCGATGCCCCAGCGTTGCTCTGAATGCCGTGGTTCACGGTGCCGGCATCGTTCTTCGCCGCGATGTTCTTCGAGGTGGAATCGACATAGATCGAGGTCTTGCCGGCGGCCGGCGTGGCCGGGGCTGCGATGTTCGTCGCAAGCTCGGAGCCGGCCATCGGTGTGGCGGACGGAATATTTTGCAGCGCTAGTGCCAGTGACCCGGCACTGTTCGTCACATCGCCAGTATGGGCTGGCTCCTGGCTGGCCTGCAGCGTGCCACTGATGTCAGTCAGCGCCAATTGACCGACCGTTAAGGCGCCGCCGGCGCTGGTCTGCTTCACCACCTGGCTTGTGCCGCCGGTGGCGGAAAAATCCGTGGTCCCGGCTGGTAACGTGATGGTATTGGTGCCGGCCGCCGCCGCCGCGATGACCGTCAATGTGCCGGAGGTCGAACCGGGAAGCAGCAGTTTCTTCATCGACTGCCCCGTCGCACTCGAAAACACATTGGCCGCGTTGAGCAGCGGGATATTCGAGGAATCGGAAAGATCGCTCGATGCCGGCTGAGCCTTCGTGCTAGATCCGTCATCGGCGATCGCTGTGAGGAAATTGTGCGATGCCCCAGCGTTGCTCTGAATGCCGTGGTTCACGGTGCCGGCATCGTTCTTCGCCGCGATGTTCTTCGAGGTGGAATCGACATAGATCGAACTATACCCGGTGGCCGGTGTCGACGGCGCGGCGACATTCGTCGCTAGCAAGGAACCAAGCATGGCCGTCGTATCCGGAATGTTTGCCAATGCGATCGTAGGATTACCGGCCGCACCGGTTCCATTCGTAACGGTTATTCCCGATCCAGCCGTGATCGTTCGATCGGCAAATGTTGACGCACCGGTCTGACAGATCGTGCCCGTTGAATTCAATGCGGCCAAGGCATCCAACGAAGCACCTCCGGTGATGCCATAATTAACTGCAGAGGTTTGATTCAGCGCGATTGTACCGGTCGAATCTGGAAAAGTAAATCCACGAGCAGCAGACAAGCCCGAGAAGTCTAATGAAGCGATATTGCCTGCATTATTTTTGACCGAGAGGCGGCCCGTACCATCGGAATAAATTCGAAGATTATGGGTCGCCGGCGTGGCAGGAGTGGAGCTTTGGGCTTGGAGTTCGAGATAGCCTGCGCCCGCCGTTCCATTCACCGTCAAATTCCCGCTGGTTCCGGAGAATGTTGGCACTTCCCATCCTGTGCCGGATAAATAATGGCTGGCATCGGCATTGGTTCCACTGAACAGATTTCCTACTGGCAGGTTCCCGGTGACGCCGTTGGCGAGATTGATAAAATCCCATGCCGGATTGTTGCTCGTGCCGGTGTTGGCCAAATAGCGGGTTGCCGAAGTGTTTTTCGAAAGCTTCGAAAGCACATTCGTCGCGCTCGCATAAATGATGTCGCCCTGGGCGTAGGAATTTAGCCCGGTCCCTCCGCTGGTCGTCGCAATCCCATCCGCAATATTAAGGATGGCGCCGCTCGCGATCGCTAATGTTGCCCCCGATTGGACAGTGAGTGTGGCGCCAGAATTCACCGTGGCTGCACTACCGTTGATATGAAGATCGGTATAGGTAATGCCCGCGCTCAAGTTTGATACCATCAGGCAAAAAATGAGAAATAGTTTTTTCATGGAAAAATCAAGCGCATGCGACGAGAGACACGGAATATCCGCTGCCCGGAATCGGCGCGTTGAATTTGACGGTGCAACCCGTGGTTGAGGGCGTGCCGGCGATGACCCAGGCATCAATCCAGTCGCTGCCATCGGGCACTTCCACGCTCGGCCGTGAAACCACCGGTAGCGAACCAAAGGCCGAAGGCCAGGTGATGACCTTGCTGGTATCGCCTGCCGTGAGAGGAACATTGATGCGTTGGATCATGCTGCTGCTGGGTTCGACGACATTGGCGGGAGTGCTGTTGAAAACAGGCAGGCCGCATAGGAATGAATAATTGACCTGGACGCTGACGCCTCCCTTGACGGTGATGGGAACAGCCTGGGGAACGGCCCCATCGAACCGAACAACCTCGTTATCCACATCGTCGCCCACCGTGATATAAAGCGAATCCTGTAGGGGCAGAAGGGTGAGATGTTCGAAACAGAAGCGCCCGGCGATGCGCGCTGTATCGAAGATGCGAAGAACGGAGAAGCCGATCGTCGCACTGCGATTTCCCCGGCCGAAGAATGTCTCGGCCAGGGCGCGGTAGAATTGGGCGGTGTCATTGACTTGCTCGCCATTGACGGTGAGCCCGGCCGTGGTCTCCACATCGCTGGGCGTAAGGCTGACTGTGCCGAAGACAACTTTCATTCATCGAGGCGGGTAAAGGATCAGGACGGTGCGACCGAACCGATATAGAAGAGCGGATTGGGAGCACCGCCGGTGAAGGTGCGCGTGGCCTGCCAGGTGAGCTCGCCGATCCGGTCGAGCTTGGTCGCCCACTGCGCCGGTCCACCGACCAGGGCCGCGGCATAAAGCCGCATATAAACACCGGTCGCGGTGATATTGAGGTTGGAGCCTGCGAGGGAGCGGCCGCGCACGGCTCCTGCTCCCTGCAGCGTCAGGGCCGCAACCAAGGCCGGCAGATCGGGACCGAGCGGTTGTGCCTTCGCGGTAAAGGAAAGGCCGGAGATGCGCCGCGTGAGCACGCCCGAGGCATCATCCTCGACCGGTTCAAGCGAAAGCGTATTTGAAATGACGAAACCGGTCTTGGTATAAAAGGTGTCCCAGGGCGCGTTGCCCCATGACCCCTGGTAAGGCTGGGTGATAAGGTCGGAATCGTTGAATCCGGCATCCGCGAAGGCGGCGGTATCGATCGTGAAGAAGGAGTTGGCGGTGGCCCAGGGGATGCCGTTTTTCGGGAAGGCTTCGAATTCGACGCCGCCATCCCAGAGCGTTTTCAGCGAAGCGCCATTGATCGTGGGCATCTTCGTCACGGCCGCGTTATAGAAAGTCACGCGTTGACCGTCATTGCCGATGATGACCAGTGCTTGCTGGATGACGAACTTGATCGTGCCGGTGCCGGCCGTGGTGAGATCGATGGCCCCGGTCCCGGCGATCGCCGCCGCGGCCGTAAGGTGAACGTGACGGACACCCGCGGCATCCGCGCCGAGATAATACAAGGTCGCGGCGGTGAGGCCGCCTATCATCGTTCCTGTCGTGCCGAAACTGACCGGCGTGCCGGCCGCAAGCGACGTCTGAGCGACGGCGATCGTATCGCCTGCGGTATCGACCGCACCAACGGTATAAACCGGAGTGATCAGTGAACCAAGCGGGGCGGAAAGATATGGGAAGAGGACGGCAAGATCGGCGAAACGGCCTTCCGGGATGAAGGAAATCTTCATCGGCTGTCCCGAGACGCGCTTGTCAACCAGGCCATAAAGATCGGTGACGATATCATAGGTTTCGAGTGTCAGTTCGAGTTTCACGTCGGCTTTCGACCTGAACGTCGAACCCGCGTATTGGATCAGGCAGGGACCGCCGATGAGTTGAGCGAGATTTGTGGACATAGCGTGTGTGGATTAGATTTTTAGGAGAGGACGAGTTGTGAAATATTCGATTGCTGTATGACGCCGGGATTTTGCGCGGCCGCGCGCACCGTGCATGAGGCCGCCTGGTTGAATGGCGCGGTGTAAAGCGTGGCGGATGAGTTGGCCGATGAAGGATAGGTCCCATCGAGCGTGTACCAGATCGCCGCACCGGGCGTGGCGCAGGTGATGGTGACGTTCGCCGGGGCCGAAGGAGAATCCGATGAGAGGATGGGCGTTGCTATCTTGGCCGGCCGTGCATCGCGCGAGAGGCGCTTGAACTTGACGCCATAACTGATCTGTCCGGCGTCGCGCGGGATCGGCTCCATGCCATCGAACACATAGGTTCCGCCCAGGCCGGTCGTGAAAACACGGAATAATCCTCGCAGATACTCGGCGATTTCCTCGGCGTTTTTCTGCGTGCCGGTAGGGCCAAGATTGAAGAGCGGCTGCTCGATCACCTGGAGCGTCTCCTGGATGAAATATTCGATTCCGATTTCATCCTTCGGATCGGGGATGATGACAGGCATGAGAACGATTACGCAGGCGCCGATCTTTCCGCTATTTTGGTTGAGCACCGCGAGCGCCGTCTGAATGTCGTTTTCGGTAACGCCCTTGTGCTGGACGAAGGTCGCGATCTCGGAAAAATAAGGATCGACGGCCATGCGGCCGGCGAAGTCGTCCTGCTCCTGGCGAAGGTTGGCGCTCATGTTGCTGGGCCTCCTCTGCGCAGCGAACGATCCATGTAATTGGCCACGTCGTATCGGATATTCTGATAGATGTTGTCCTTGTCCGGCAACACGGTGGGATCGGCTTCTTGGGTGGAACTCTTGACCAGCCAGAAAAGGATGGCTCCTTGCTGGCTGGAAATATTCCTCGTGGAAACCGCGCCGCGCTTTTTTCCCTGGCCATATGTGCGCTGTGAAAAGGTCTTTTCTCCGATCGCAAGCGCGTAAGGGCCATTGCGGCCCCAGAGGACCACGAGCCCGGCAAATTCACCCGCACGCTTTCCATGGGCCTCGGCGCGTGCGGGGATGGTCAGATATTTCGCGTGAACAGGCCGGATCGTTCCGCCGTAACAGCGTTGGGCAATGCCCACATGGTTGATCGAGATCACGACGCCATCATCAACCTCATCGAAGTGCGTCGCGCGCGCGGCCGAGGCGTAAAAGTTTGTGCGCGGTCCACCGAGCGCGTTTGGCCTGGACAAATTGAGGCCGAAGAGATGGTCGCGAATCGCGTTCGTGGCCGAACGGCCGATGATCGGAAAAAGATTTTCCGGCAGTAATGCGTCCTTAATCACGCGCAGAGCGGGACCAACCGAATCCGCTGAAGAAAATGAAAGCGTGATTCCCATGTCAGTTTCCCCCGGTGAATTTGAGGACGCCGCCGACCAGTTTCGCGATGCCGGCCAATGATTCGACCAAGGCCTGCTGCAACGCTTTCTCGCGCACTTCCGGGCTCGCCTGAAGATCGTCATTGAAGCCGCGATCCTCCGGCTCGATCTGCGTGTCCTCGTTGATCAAACCGAGCTTCACCGCCTCATCGCGATCCACGTCGGTCACGTCCATGCCGGAATTAAACGCGAAGGGAGGATAGGGATTATCGAGCCCATCGGAAAAAGTATCGGAATCACCCAGCTGGTCCCAGATGTCATCGTTCTTGAGGGCGATCATGCGGCCGCCGAAGAATTCACCGCCGCACTTCGTCCACCTGGCCGCCCAATCGCGCTCTTCGCCCTTTGGCTCAGTCACTCGGATCAGCTCCTGCGCGGGCCACTGATCAAGGACGGACTTTTGCTGGCCCTGTTTCCAATAGCCGTAGCCCTGCGCCTGTTCAAGGTTGGTATCGAGGATCAGGTTCAGCCTGGCATCGCTGGAAAGATCGGTGAGCGTGCCCTCCTCGCCCTCGGCCGGATGATAGCCGAGCTGGTCGAGCAGCTTTTTGAGTTCAAGCCGCTTGGTCGCCCGATCCGTGGTCCCGGAGACGAGCTCATTGATCGAATCGTTCGCCTTTTCCAAGAATTCCGCGTTCGTCACGCCGGCCGAGAACATCGCGCGCTCGCGCAGGACGGCGGGAATCTCGCGCAGGAGCTGCGTGCGAAAATCCGTGGGCAAAATCGATTTCACCAGGCGTGAATCGAGCGCATCCTGGAAAGGAAGTGGCGTGCGAAATAGCATGGTCAGATTCCCCTCATCTTTCCGCGTTTCATCTCGCGCCGGCTCTTCGAAGCAAGCTGCACGGCTGGACCGGCGATCACCTGGGTGGAAATATCCGTGGGCTGCTCGATGCGGAAGCGCCCGGCCGCGACGTCATGCAACTTCGCGATCGCGTCCTTGTATTCATCGACGCGCGATTGCGTGAGCAGCCCGCGACCGACCGGCAGGCGATTAAAGGCGCGGTAGCGGATGATCGCCAGGGCGTCGGCTTCAAGCTCCTGGGGAATCACTGCACCTGCGCCCAGCCGGTTGATCTGGTTGCCGGCCACATAGCCGCGGACCTCCTGGATTACCTTGGCGATCGTATCGAGCAAGGGATCGGGCTGGCCGCTGCCCAGAGCGGCCGTCTGCAATGCGGTCACTTCGGCGCCGGTGAGCGTCGTCAGGACATTGGTTTCGTCGATCGTGATCCAGGACATGATGCGGGATGGTTTCTAAAAAGCCCTGCGCGCCTTCGCGCAGAGCTCGAAGAAATCACTTTTGCTTTTGATCAGCTGACCGTGAACTGGCGGATGCCCAGTGTGCTCGTCATGATCAGGTTCGAGTAATGCTCGACGAAGATGCGCACGATCTTCGGGCTCACCTGCTGTAGGTAAACATTGAGATCGAGGCCGCCGGCCGGCCGGGCCATGACTTTATTGTCCGCGTCCACGCCCAGATTGGGCGGCGGTGACACGAAGCGCTTGATGTTGGACGGGTCTTCGATGTCCTGGCCGGCGGCGGCGCAGAACATCAGGACCAGGTTGCCGACGATCTGTGATTTCGTGGCAGCGGCCGTCTGGTAGCGCTCGCGCGAGACCAGGACCTCATCGACGTTCAGTAGACCGGCGAGCTGTTCCTTATTGAACCCGGCCGTGGTGAACTTGGAGGCATTGGCATTGCCGCGCAGGGCGAGCGAACGCTTGCTCCAGGCGGTGTGGCCGTAGCCGATGCGGTTGATGGGAATACCGCTCGCATCAGCGGCCGTCACGAGCTCGCTGATGACATCCTGGTCGGGATCGGCGTTCACGTCCCAGGTCTTGCCGGTATTGGTCGCGGCCGCGGAGACCAGCGTGAGCGCGCGGCGCAGTTCATTGCGCAGCAGGCGGCGGATCAGTTTGGCGACGTAGCGATTTTCCCAGCCGGGTTGCTGCACAACCTGGTCGAGATCGATTTCCATCATCAGGCCCTTGTTGAACGTCTTTCCGGTCTGGTCCGAGCCGGTGTATTCAACGCGCTTGAAATCGCCGCCGATGGCGCGAACGTCATCAGACTCCGAGTAGAACTCCTCGGAGTTCGCCCATTTCTTCCATTCGAAGAGACGGCCTGGCACGAGGACCTTCGGCGCGAAGAATTCGAGGGTGGCCTCGATATCGTTCGGGTCCTTGAAACCGGTGGCGAACGTGGTGAGCGGCTCGCTGAACATCGCTTCGGAGAAGCGGGAGTCATTGCCGAGCTCGTAGATTTGGCCTGGGATCGCGCCCTGGGCGGCGTTGTAAACGGGCAGCCGATCGCTGTTGGCGAGCGTGATGACCGCCGGAAGATGCCGCGCGATGCGGCGTTCGAGAGAGGATTGTTTCATAATGAATTTTTTGAGTGAAATTTCTGGATTGGTTTAACGGGACCAAAATGGTCACAACATCTTGAGCAGCGAAGGCGTGGCCATCGCCGCGCGCAGGGCGTAATAATCGGCCTGCAACTTGCCGGCCTCGGCCAGAAGCGCATCGAAATCGGCCTTGGTGGGATTCACCGCGGTCGAATGCAGATTCGCGATGGTCGTGGCCGAGGTTTGCGTCGGAGCTGCGAGGACGATGACCTTGACCGCCTTGCAGGGCGCGAATTCGAAATCATCACCGGCACCGGTCGCGGCCGAGATGGCCCGGCCGACAAGCCAGTAAGTGCCAGCACCGGCGGGCTCGGACTGCAGCTCGCCGCCCGCGGCCGTATAAACATCGGCGCCGGCCGTAATCGCTGCGGCAGCAATTCCGCGCTTAGTTTTTGAACCTGCACCCAGGACCTCCACAGTGGCGACATCGCCAGCAGCGGGCGCATCCGAGCAAATACCAAGTGGTTCATCGGCAGCCCCGCATAGATCGATATGCGCGGAATCGGTGCCGATCTTCGCCATCAGGAACCGCGTGGCGGTGCCGCTGATCGCAAAGGCATTATCGGCCGTATAGGTGACCTGGCCGTGCGGATGCTCGGAAGAATTGAAGTTCGCCAGGAGATATTCGCCCTGTGGTTTCGGCATGAAACCGGAAATCAGCATCGCGAATGAATAACGCAGGCGGGAGAGGACCGGCAGCTGCCTGACCACGGTATAGTGATGGCGTTTGCCGGACCCACGCGGATGGGAAAACAAAAAGCCCTTCGCCCAGGTGCGCGTGACCGCGACCAGGAGCGAGGCGAGAATAATGAAGAGGAGGAACGTATACATGTTTGAATGATTGGTTGTTTGAACTGTGGGAAAAATAACGGGTTGTTTTTGCCGGGAATTACTCGGCGGCCGGCGAAGACTTTGCCGCCGCCTGGGCGGCGATGGCCTCGTCGTGCTTGATCTGGCGCTCGGCGACTTCGAGAGCGTCGGCCTGGGAAAGGCCGGCCGCGATTTTGACCGCGACCAGCGAGGCGAGCTTGTCGCCCGCGGGAACTGTTTCTTTTTTTGCCATATGGATGATTGGTTGAGTTTGGATTTCTGAGTGAATTTTTATTGAGGAACCGGAAGATCAGTTGACGGCCTGCTCCGGTTTCTTCATCTGCGCGAAGAGCGCGGCGTTCTCCTTGTCGGTTTGCACGGCGATGTAGGCGGTCGTGTAATCCTCGCCGTTTTTCGCCATGCGGATGTTCACGAGCTCGATGATCTTGCCCATGCGGTCGCCGCCTTCGGCCCGGCCCGCGCTGAGATGCGCGGTAACGGAAGCCGTCTTGATCGTCTTTTTCTTCGCCGCGAGCGTGGCCAGGGCGGCCGGGAAATCGCTGGCATTGCAAAGTGTGACAACTTCGGCATCGCGCTGTGCGGCCGGGATGCGACCTTCAGCGACGGCCGTATTGACGAGCAGCATGCAGCGTTCCTTGCGCTCAGCCGCAAAATTGGTCTTTAGCGTATCCCGCTCCTGTTCGGCGACCGTCTTGGCATTGGTCAGGGTGACTTTTTCGCCTTCGAGAGCAGTCTTCGCATTGGAGAGCGTGACCGTCTCGGTTTCGAGCGTGGTCTTGGCATTGGCGAGCGTCTTGCGATCGGCGATCAGCACGCGACGCTGGGCGGCGATCGTCTTATGCTGTTTCTTGAGTTCGGAGATGTCGGCGTTCGCCGTTTCGTCTTCAGCGCATTCGCGCACTGCCTGTTGCGCGAGCGAAGTAAGGTCATCATCGCTGATGCCGTTGGGAGCTTCGTAGCCCAGGGCCACGAGCAGTTGGATGAGCAGTTCTTTCGGATTCATGGGAGATGTGGTTGAAGTTTTCGGTGCGGAATTCATGAGGGATGGGCCGGGAATGTTGCCTAATTCGACGAGCCCGACCGATTTGAGCCTGAAGGGAGCGACAATCGTTACACCGTCACGGGTCTCGCCGATCTTTTGGCCCAGCCATGTCGGGGAAAGGCGATCCTTGCCGTCCTCGACCAGCCGGCTGCCATCATTGGTCAGGATCGGTTTGCCATAGAAGCCGTCGCTGCGTGCTTCCAGATCGGCGAATGTGCCATAAACACGTTTGTCCGGGAACATGGTTTCGTAGCCCTTGACGTCGGGATGGCCATTGAAAATCGGGAGCCCCACCACGGCGCGCCGGATACGCCCCATGCCTTGCTTGAAGTTGGCGACTAACTGCCCGGCGATCTCCTGGTTGAAGCGCTGGATGATCGGCTTTTTCTGGTCCTTGAGACCAGGATGCGGATGATCGCCGTAACGGGCGATCAATGCCCAGCCATCGGCAGCCTCCAGGCCGTTGGCCAGGCTGAAGGTTTCATCAGACTGATCGCCAAGCATCAACTCGTAGTCCGCTGAGTTGGCCAATTCGAGGGTCTCGCTGGTCTTCCCACCCTTTTGCAACGCGCAGGAAAGCTTTTGCAAAACGACGATCAGGCCCCTGGCCGTATCAACGGACGGCCCAAATAAACGTCGGGCATTTGTGGAGGTTTTGTTCATGAGTTGGATTTTTGAGTTTTGGTGGCTTCGATGGCCGAACTGGCCAGCGCGGTGCCGAGAATGTCTTCCCAGGTGGAAATCAGCGCCTTATCCGCCCCCATGCGCTTCAACATGGCGGGCATTTCCCGCTGGAGCTTGAGCAGCGCGGCGTCGAAAGCGGGCTCATCCTCGATCCCCATGATCTCCTGGAGCCGGTCGGTGAGAGGCTTCAGCGCCTCAGCCTGGGCGCGGCTCAGCTTGGAAAGCGCCTGGTTGCGGAAAATCTCCTCCCGATCAGGTGTGGCGGCATTGGCGAGTTCGGCTGGCGTCTCGGGTGGCATAGCGGCGGCCGCCATCGAGACCTTGAGCGTCTCCTCACCTTCGGCCGGAGGAGGGACACCGAGCTCGCGACGGGCATACTCCTGGCCGACAGGGACGCCGGAACTTGCGAGAAAAGTAAGGCGCTTGATAACATCGTCAGTGTCTTTCTTCTCCGGGATCACGATCGTCAGGTAGGCGAGCGGGCGATCATCGCCGAAGAGCTGCTCGATCACCTGCCGGCTGATCTCCTGGAGCGTCTCAGAAATATGCTCGGCATCGTCCTCTTCCAGGAGGGAGCTCTCCTCGCCCTGGAGGCTGGCTCCGCGGCCTTGGCCGCCCGAGCCATGAGAACCGGAGCTGATCGTGGAGAGGTCCGCGCCGCGGCAGAGCGCAGGGATCACCTTGTCCATGTATTCGACGAGCGGTGAGAAGGGCAGCGAGCCCGATCCCCCCTCGGCCTTCACTAGGTCGATGCTGCCCTCGGTATTGCATACGGCGGACCATTCCTGGCCGAACGATTCGACGGCTTCGACCATGGCGGTCCAGGCCGGGGAATCCTTCGAGGCCGTGGTCTTGCCCAGGATGCCGGGCATGCCGAACTTTTCGCTGAAAGCGGCCCAATCCTTGAGCGAAAAAGTCTTGAGCATGAAACAGACCGAGAGCGCTTCCATCAGGCCCTCGCCCACCGTGACGAGCCAATCGCCGTCATTCATGTCCTCGCCCATGATCGTGCCAAAATATTTGCTGACGAAGCGAAGTTTCCCCGTCGTGGCCTCGAAGAACCAGACCGGCACGAAATTGAACGTGGCCGTCAGCCGCGGCTGGTTGGTGCGCTTGTCGATCGTCGGCTGCCAGATGATTTCATGCGCGCTATAGCGCATGCCCTGGGCTTCCATCATTTGCCGGACCAGCAGCCGGAACCCGCCGCGGATATCCTGCTCAAGGACGTGCGTCACCGTGAGATTGTCATAAAAATATTTGAGCGCCTTCTGATGTGCGAGCGCCTGCTCCTTTTCGGCCTCATCGAGGCCGTCAGCCAGGAGAACCTCGAAACCGTATCGTGAGACGGCCTTCTCCCTTTTCCCGAGGGCAGTCTGGATAATCGGGTCGCGATGCTTGATCGCATCGGCCATCAGGGAGAATTCGCGGAGGAACCCGTTGTTCCAGGTATCGATGATGCGCGAAAGATATTCGGGCGTCAGCTGGCGGATCGGGTTATAGCGAGAACGCTTGACCCATGTGACCATCTCCGGGGCGATATGCGGTGACACCAGGGCGGCATTGGCAAGTTCGACCGCGGCGGCCGCGCGCTGCCTGGATGTTTTTCGGGCGGCCTTCATATCGGCATCCTCCGGCCGGCCGAGCAGGACCGGTTTCGCTTGGGAATCTTGACGACCTGGTATCCGCCGCCGCCGCTAGTCGATCCGGCCGCGCGCAAGGCGAGCGCCAGAGCAGTGCAACGGTCGCTGTGGCCTTCGCGCGTGCGCGGCGCCCAATAATTGTATTCGCCGTTGTTCACGACCTGCTGCATCGCGTGCAGGTCCTCGCGAAACACCCGCGAGATCGGAATGCGCAATTTGGTCGGAGCCTCGAATCCCCGGCGCAGCCGAGGGAAAATTTCCCGTTTGAAAGGCGCGGTGAAAGTGCAGAGCTCGATCTTGCCGAACTTGTGCTTCTCCGGGTTCCATTCCCTGAATTCCTCGACCATGAGATCGCCCAGGCCGATGCCAGGCCCCGTGTAGTCGAAGCAAACGCGCGTGGCGCGCGCGATGCGCTTGCGTAGCAGGCGCAACTGATCGGGCGTGGAAATGCCGCGCTCGGCGATCGACTCGCGAACGCGCTGGATATCGCCGATCCGCTCCAGGGCGATGCAAACCGTGGGATCGTTCGTGCGGCCGAAGTCGATGCCGAGCACAACGGGATTCTGCCCGGCCACCTGCCAAAACTCCGGGTCGCAGAACTCGCTCGCATCCGCGCTCTCGGCCAGGGCGATGACATCGTAGGGCAGCAGCACGTTGCTGCCATCGAGAAATTCGCACTCGAATTCCTGCGCCCAGCCCTCGGGATCATCCAGGCCGACTTTTAGATCGATGATGAACTGCTCGCGCGAAATTCCAGCCTTGTCGGCGAGCCCGGCCGCGACCGCGTCATGGATCGTCGTCTTGTGCTTCGAATATCCGTTGGCCTTATCCCACAGGTCGAAAAATTTGTTGCCCTTGCCGTTCGCCGTGCTCGCGATCCGCAGCTTGAACTGCTGCTTGAGCGGATTGGAGATGGAAGGATAAATTCCGCGCCAGATTTCATCGGGCCTCTCGTGGAATGCGAATTCATCCAGGATGAGATTGGCAGAGTAGCCGCGCGCCGTGCTGGCATTGGCTGGAAGCGCGATCATGCGTGATCCATTGCCCCAGCGAATCTCGGCCGATTTGATCAGGGCCTCGGAGTGTGCCCGCTCCTCAAAATAGTCCGCGGTAGAAAGCTCGAAGGCCTCGGCCCATTGCTTGGCCTTCTCCATGAATTCAAGCGCCTGGCGCTCGCCGGCCGAGAGGATCACCCACATATCGCCCTTTTTTGCGGCGCTGTCGCGCACCGCTTCCGCGCCCAGACCCATGGACTTTCCGATCTGGCGCGAGGCCAGCCAGATTTTGAACCGCGCATCGTCGTCAACGAAGGCGCGCTGATAGGGCAGAAGGATTTCGAGGGGACTGATCATTTCAGCCCGAAGATTTCCTTGAGTTTCGCCTCGCGCTTCGCAGGTGTGAGCGTTTCGTCGCGCGTCACATCCTTCGCCGCATCGGCCTGCTTCGCCTTTTGTTCCAGGAGCGTGATCCGGCGCTCCGAGATCGAGACCTCGCGCTGCTTCAATGTAATGCGCTGCGAATCGCCGATGATCATCGCGAGCTTGGCCAGCTCGTCGATATCCCCATTCTTCGCCGCCGCCCGCTCGAACGCCTTCTGCTTGATGAGTGCAAGCGTGACCCGGTCGAAGGTCGGATCGGCCGTCAGCAGCTCCTTCTCCACCTGCTCGGCAAACGACTTGGCCTGGGAGAAGCGCAAGGCAAAGCACTGCGTGGCGTAAAACTGAGAGAGCGCGCCGACCGATGTCTCGACGTTGAAATCCTGCGAGAGCCGGTCCCGCGCTTTTTCGTAGGAGAGATTTTCGTCCACGAGCCAGTCGCGAAGCATCTTCTTCTGATGAGGAGGAAGGGCATCGAGCTTGGAATCCGAGCGTTTTTTTCTGCTCATACATGCGGAGATTTTTTGGGGGATGACCGGCGGCAGGGCCCTAAAACAAGCCCCGCCGCCGGATGACCATTTAACACCAAGCGCCCGCCGCTACCCCTAACGGCGGGAAAGGAAGAGGGAATGAACGGGGAAAAATTCATGGATGTTCCGCCAGCCAGGCGCGGCCGGCGTCGCCGATTTTCCATTTCGTGCCTTCATCGGTCGGGATGCCGACGATCTGTCGCACGGCGTCGGCCGCGCTGATCTGCTCGTCGAGTTCGGCCGTGGTCGGCGTAGGTATAACGAAGCGGCCGATATCCTCGCGCAACAGCTCATCGGTCAAAAGGTAGCCATCGGGCATCGCCTTGAGCACACGCAGCAGGGCACGGCGGATCTTGATCGAGCGTGAATTCATCATGATGGCCGTTTGTGGTTCTCGCGTTCTTGTATGCCCTTGACCATCGTCGTCGTGGAAGTGAGCTCGCGGCTGATGCCGCCAATGCGCAGATGCACTCCCTCGATCTCCTGGCGATGGACTTGTTTTATTTCGACGACATCTCGGGCGACACTGGCGACCTGCTGTTTCGCCTCGCCCATTTCGCGATCGAGCTTGTTGAGTGTCGCCGTCTGCTCCTTGAGCTCGTCTTTGATCTCCGCGATATTTGTCGGTTCGATCTGGCGTTGACCATCCGTTCCCGATGACATGCGGAAAAACTGCAGGATGGTCACCGCGAGATTCGACAGGAGAGCGATCACCCCGATGACAATCCACGATGAAGAAGATGTCTCGGCGGCGGCTTGTGCGAGGATGGGGATCATTTGGATTCGAGCTGGAGTTCGAACCGGTTGATTATTTCGAAATGGCCCACTCCGGACCGGAGAATTGTTTTTCGCTGAGAGTCTTCAGCGAATCATAGGCGGCCAGGACGGCGGCCTGCTGTTCGGCCGTGACCGGAGTGCCGGCGATCGCCTGTTGAGCGATCGGAAGTAATTGCTGCGAGAGCTGGATGCCGGCGTTCGCCAGCGCGAGGAGAGTGACAGGGTCCATGGTTAAGAATTTGAGGCTGCGGGTGCGGGCGATAAGATCGGAGGCGGTGCGGCCATATACGCGGCGGCGGCCGTGCAGGCGTCCTGGATGACCGCGATGGCCGATTGCAGATTGGCCTTGTTGATCGCGCTCGGGTTTGCGGCATAGGAATCGCGCAGCGCTTCGGCGGCATCGAACCATGCTTGCGCATGCGTGCGGATATCATCCGCGACAACCTTGACCTTCGGGTTCTTGGCCAGGAGCACGTCGCGGTTGTCCGTCTCGAATTTCAAAAAGGTATCGAGGACCTTGTAGGACGAGCTGATCGTGAGATCTGCGGTATAGAGATATTTGTCGGAATAGGCGCCGCCGGGAGCGAGCGTGCAGCCGATGACAAACAGGCTGGCCGCGAGAACGATCGAGAAGAGAATTTTTTTCATGATTCGGACTTATTTTTTGGATACGGGTTACTTTGATCCGTCACTTGCCTGCAGGACGTTTATCGAGGCCCTTTTCGGCGAGGATCGCGGCGAGGTCTTCGATGTGGATGCAGTCGCACAGGCAGGCGTATTCCTGCGCGGACTGAACGATGGCGATATTGCCATTGCAGTGATCATTGCCAGGCGTAGCGCCGTGCAGGACGCCGAAAGCTTCGATTTTGCCGCCGTTTAAGCGTACAATTTTATCGCCGTTCTTTGCTTCTCTTCCGTTTCTATATTGCATTTTGTTTTTCGTTTTGTTGGAGGTTTGTGATCGAGAGTTTTTTGCTTATTTCAAAACTCAGCTCTTCGGCGGCGTGGCCTTGAACTGCGGGCCGATTTTGATCCGCGTGAAAAAATCGAGCAGCCATGCCACGATCTTGAAGGCGGTCGAGGCCTCGGCTTTCTGCAGCTCCTCCTCTTCGGGAGGAAAATTTTGCACGGTAATTTCGATGCCGGTCATGATCGGCTTCGCAACCGAACCGATGGCGGCCATGACGGTGAGGACCGTCGCGAGCCAGGGATGGGCCTGCGCGAAGGAAACGATGAAAGGCGTGGCAACGGTCTCTGCTGTCACAACGATCGCGGGCGGTTGATCGGCGACGAGTGGCGCCGATGTTTGCGCATGGAGAGAAATCGGAAGGGCCCATAGCCCGAAGGCTAATAGCCCGAATAGAAACAGGACGGTTTTTTTATTCATGGTGGGAAGTTTCGTGATGTTCGGCATGGCCTATGCCGGAGATTTTCATGACGGCGGCCACGGCAACGGCGCGGCTCAGCGCAAACTGGAAGCTCTTGCCCTCGCGCGTGACGACGGTGAGCAGAGTCACTCGCGAATTCTTGGAGCTTTCGGCCACGCCGATGGCTGTTGCATCGAAATGATACGAGGCAAGGCGCGGCATTTTATGGACCGTGCCTTCGATCCGATCGGTCAGATGATTGAGCCGTTGACCCGCGTCATCGCCGCCCGTCGTCGAAATCGTAATTGGTTTTGTGGACGCCATCTGGTAAGGAAGGCGTCAGCATAAACAAAAAAAAGTCCCACCGTTAGCCTTCGGTGGGAACCATGGGAAAGGTGACGCTTATTTTTGCGTCACAAGTGGATTTAGAACCTATTTAGTGAGGTAGGTGGCGACCTACTTACCTCGCTGAAATTCGCATTCAGTGCGAATTTGATTTCTCCGCTAAATCGAAGATGGCGTGAAACACACATCGAGTCGCTATAATCGCCAATAGAACACATAACGATCCAAGAATGATCAATGCTTGTCCTCCCATATTTATGGGCAAATCGCTCGAAAGAAACCATCCTGCTTCGATGACAATCGTTATGGTGCCGATTAAAGTGGCAAAATTTGTAGCGCTTCGGCCTGTAGCATATTTAGACACTGCGGTGGGAACGATGGTCGATGGTTTTGATTCGATGAATGGCATAATTTTAAGACTTAATATTTTTCTAGCTCAGTTTCCAACGCTTTAGCGGTAGAAAGTAATTGCCGGATGAGTTTCCGCGCTTCCGGCGAGCTGGATTGTGGCAACGGTTCGTTTACGGCCCATTCGGTCGATTGCTTTCCGGTCAAAAGAAATTCCATCGTGACGCCCATTGCTTCAGCTAATGCGTGAAGCTGCTCTGCTTTGGGAAGGCGGTTTTCCCTAACATAGGTGTTAATTGCCTGGGGAGTTATTCCTGTTTTACGCGCGGCATCCGCCTCGCTTCCAAGGCGTAATTTTATCTGTTGAGCCAGCCTTGGCCCAAAATCAGCAAATGTGGATTTTCTTTCTTGCATCTAAACAAACGTTGATCATCGTTTGCTGATGTTCCCCGGAACATGAAGAAAATGAAAGCCAAAAACCTGCATCAAGTCCCAATGAAGCGGCGTTTTAACGGAATTATTAGCGATGCAGCCCGCTTAGGCGTCTCCCGCAGCCATCTTTGGCATGTGCTCAGCGGACGTCGTCAGAGTAAGCGGCTCTTGAATCGGTACTCCAAATTACATGCCGACGAAAGGAAATCATGAGTCCCGCCAGTTCAATTTCTCACCGCCCAGTGCCTGCCGTTTTCATCGGTATCCAGGATGGCTTCGGAATTACGCCTTCCTTCGAGCTCTATAATCTTACGGCGCAGGTTGGGGCCCATCCGGCCGGATCGACCGTGGCGCGGAAAGTATTGGAAGAGCACGGATACGTCGTGCCGGTAAACCAGCGACGAAGAGCGGCCTGATTAACCCCCATGCCTTCCATCCTCGCTTCAACACGTAACGCCGCCGCCAAGGCGACGCTGAACTTCGACTGGCAGGTTCCGTTCAAGCCTTCTTTCTCGCTCAAGGAAGTCGCGGCCATGACCGGCTTGAGCGATAGCTTCATCGAGAAGCTCTTTGATGAGGGTAGCCAGATCGCCGGCCACGAATACAATGGCGGGAAGGGCGAGCGGATGACGAAGCGCATCCCCAGGCTATTTGTCATCACGCTCCTGGTTAAATCGGCGAAGTACGATGCCGAGACGCGCGTCGATGCGATCATCTCCTGCCTGCGCGAATTCAAAGGCCATGAGCTGCTCAATATTGCCGAGGCCGCGCGCCAGCTTGCCGTGAAAAACGGCAATTAATTTCCATGTCTTCACCCAAATCTCACGCCCTGACGCTCATCGCCCAAACCCAAATTCCTACCAGTGGTAGGAATTTGACCGATCTCCAGGCAGCCACACTGAAGCAGCTCGATCTGATTAAAAAACTCGAAGGCGAAGCGGCCTTCCGCGCGATCCTTACCGGGATCGGCCTGCATCAGATCAAGGCTTCTCTTTCGCATGGCAAATTTGGGCCGTGGTTGGAGCAAAATGCTTCATCGGGCCGTGCGCAGTGCGGCTTCTACATGAAGCTCGCTCTCACCTTCCTTGAGGAGACGAAGGCGACCAAGCCGGAAATGCTCCTTCTTTCGGCCGGCAAATTCGAGCTATCGACTGATGACGTGAATGGCCGGCGCTTCGTGAAGCGCATTTCGGATTTCGTCGGCGACCTGTCGCTCAACGAACTTCTGATCAAGCACGACATCAAGGGCGTCGGCATGAAATCGTCCCTGGCCAGCTCCAGCCAGGGCGACGGCAGCGACGGTCAGACCACTTTCAATTTCGCGGTGGAATGTATGTATAATTTCCGCACGCAGTTTCTCAAGGCAGAGGCCGTGATGCAGACCGACCCGAAGCATCTGCGGCAAATCCTCGAAGAGCACGACGCCCAGAATGCCACACTCCATAAACTCTGCGATGCGGCCCTGGGGAAGAAGAAAGCCTGACCATGCAAACCGCCTCTGCACTACTTTCGATCGATCCTGCCGCCCCGAAGGCCGATACTAGCGCGGAAGTGCCCGTAAGCCTCGCGAAGATCGTGCCGCTGCAGCATCACGAGCAGTTCTACCAATCGACGACGCAGGAGGACAGGCTGCGCGTAGGGCTCCTGCTTGGGTTCTTCGACGAGATGGAAGCCGGGCCCGAGGGCGTGGTCGCGGCATCACAGCGCATCGCACTCACCAACTCGGAGCCGGGTTTCTCCGCGAAGACCTTGCAGCGCCTTTACTATGCCTTCCGCAATTCGAAGCGCGACTGGCGCGTGCTGGTCAGGCAGTACCGCGGCCCGACCTCTCTGCCGAAGGAATTCATCGAATTCGTCCGCATGAGGGTCGAGCAGAATAGCCGCGGCGCCCGCCAGGCCATGCAGGAAATCAAGGCCGAATGGTGCGCCGGAAAATCCATCCCTGGCTACGGGACCTGGAGCGAATTTTTCCTCACCGAATTTCCCGAGCGCGATTTGCCCGTCCGTTTTCCCATGGGCTTTTTTCCCAAGGGCTGGTCCACGTCCAATCTCTACACCAAGCAATCGTCCAAGGCCGAGCGGGCGCTCAAGCGCCGCGGCTTCGCGGCCGCCAAGCGTTACCTCCCCCACCTGGTCCGCGATCGCAGCCAGCTGCGTCCGATGGAGCTGATTACGATCGACGATTTCGAGAGCGATCAGATTGTCCAGGCGAGGCATCCCGAGACCGGCCGCTATGAGCTTTGCACCTGCACTGGTCTCGTGGCCATCGATGTGGCCACGAGCAGGAAACTTTCCCACGGCTTGAAACCTCGTTTCAAGAGCGATGAAGGCAAGCGTCTCTCGATCACGCGCCACGATGTCCAGGGCCTCCTCTACGGCATCTTCATGGATCACGGCATCCCGCAGGGCTATGGCGTCACGATCCTCTGCGAAAACGCCTCGGCTGCCATCAGCAGCGACTTCGAATTATCTCTTGAACTGCTGCTCGGCGTCCAGGTGGCCAGGACGGGGCTGCTCGCGGACAAGACGCTGCGCAATGGCTTCGTGGAACGCGGAGGCAAGCCTTGGGAAAAGGGCTGGATTGAGAGCTTCTACAATTTGATGGCCAACATGGCGGCCTCGCTGCCAGGGCAAAAAGGCTCCTGCTATCAGCTCAAGCCCGGCGACCTGGAGGCCAAGCTTCTCTACTCCGAAAAACTTCTTTCGACCGAAGGCCTCACCGCCGAGCAGCTCTCCCAGCTACGCGTGCAGTTCATGAAATTCGAGGACGCGCTCACGGCCTACGATCGCATCTTCGCCAGGATGGAAGAGCGGACCAGGCATCACATGCAGGGCTTCGCCGAGGTCGTTGAATACATGCTGCCTGACCGCTCAAGCATCGTGCCGGAGGCGCAGCTCACCATTCTCGATCGCGACCAGGTCCTCGCCTGCACACCAGTCCCGCGCATGGAAAGCCCGCGCGAGCGCTGGGTCCGCATCAGCCAGGGGATTTCGTTCCAGAAGGTTCCAGAGCATGTCCTCGCGTGCCTGCTACTCACGCCAAAGCGGGTGCAGCTGAAAAACCACAAGATTACTTTCTCCCATCTGAGCGAGGGCTACACCTTCGCCGACGCCGATTCGCCGGTCCTATCGCTACCGGAAGGCACGGAACTGCTCGGCTATTTCGACCCGACGCGCCCGGATCGCCTGCACTGCACGCATCTTAACGGCCTGCCGTGCGGGAGTGTGAAACGCCGCGGTGCGATCGACATCCGCGACCATGCCGCCATCAGCGCGGAGGCCGGCGAGATCACGCGGCTCATCACCAAGCACGTTCTCAATCCTGTCCGCGCCCGCCATACCGCGGAGGATGCCCAGCTCGCGGCGGATGCCGCGCACAACCGGTCGCTCCTCGCTGGATGGGGTGTGCCGGAAAAACTTTTGCCACCGCCCGCTGAACCGACTGCACAAACTCGACAAGAAAAGCAGATAATTTCGAAAAACGCGGAAACGCCCGGCCGGCCGGCGGTGGCATCCCTTTCCATGAAGCTCGGCCGGCATGCCCCCGCCCGCGATGCGTTCACGGTATATCGCGAGCAGCTCGCCGCCGGGATCGCCAACACCGAGGCCGAGCAGGAAGGCCGCGCCAGGCGCGCGAGCGAGGCGGCCGCCAGTGCCGACGATGTCTCGCTCGACGATCTCACCGGCGGCACGGCCATCAGCCCCGCTAAGGCTCCATTTCCAGAATCCAATCCAAAAAATGACCTGGATGAACTGATCAACTAACCCTCAGCGAATATCCCATGCTCACTACAACCACAGTCCACACTGATTCCGCATCAACAGGCGTCGAAGATGCTCGGCCAGCCGATACCAATGACGGCAACAATCCCCGCTCCTCCTGGAATATCGGAGGCGACGAGGTCACACAGAACACCGCGCACATGGCGGAAGAGGACCGCGAAGCCCTGCGCTGGTTCTTTTTCTACTGCATCGAGTCGGAAATCAGCAGCACCGAGGCGGCAAAGCACGTCGGCGTCGATCACTCCACGTTGCACCGCGTCTATCGCGGCCGTTACGTTGACGATGGCGGCAAAAAAATCGTCCCGGCCAAGCTGATCCGCAATATCATCGATTTTCGAAAAGAGATCGAGCAGCACGTCAAGCGCGATGGCGTTGCCTTCGTGCTGACGCCAACGGCGCGCAAGATTCACCAGATTTGCGAGCTGTGCGCCGAGAGCAACCGGATCGGCAGCATCTATGGGCCAAGCCAGACAGGAAAGACCACGGCGCTCAAGGAATACCAGGCCGCGCACAATCACGGCCGAACGAAATATATCCGCATCGAGCCGGCTAGCGGCACGCACGAGCTCATGCGCCAGCTCGCCATCCAGTGCGCGATCTCGCCAAAGACCGGCTTCGACAACCTGAAGCGCCGGATCGTGAAGGCGATCGACAAGGACAATCTCCTGCTGATCGATGAAATCCACGAGCTGACTTTCACCTATAAGAACCGGTCGAAGCTATCCTGCGTCGAGCTGCTGCGCTGGCTGCACGACATGACCGGTTGCGGAATGGTCCTGATCGGGACCAATATCTGGCGCGACGAACTCGCGGATGGGAAGGACAAGCACCTCCTCGAACAGATGGAGCGCCGCGGCATCTTCCAGCTGCAGCTGCCGCCGTGCCCGACCGATGGCGATCTGCGCGCGATCTTCAAGAGCGTGGACCTGGACTGGCCCCAGGGCGAGACGCTGGAGATTGTGCGCGATGTAAACAAGACGCGCGGGCTGACCGCGCTCACCGAGTTCATCCGCTTCGGCAAGAAGATCGCCAAGAAACAAGGCAAGGCCTTCGGGTGGGAACATTTCACCAAGGCCTACGGCATCATCGCGGGCCTCAAAAGCGGAAAGGAATAAGCCATGATCAAATTCATCTATATTTTCGCGGTACTCCTCGGCGCTGCAACGGCTTTGTCTTGTTCGGCATCCGCCTTTTTCGGGTCGTTACTCGGATTTTTTCTGTGCGGCTGCATCGGTTCCATCCTCATCTGCATTTGCTGGGAACTCCTCCAGGCCGAATTGCGCATCCTCGATATCGAATCACGCACAAGCGGTGATACCGAGGCGCTGAGCATCGAGCGCGCGATCAATAACAATCTACGAGCGGAAATCCTTCACCTGGAAGGCCGCTTGAACGCTGAAACGAGGGCGCAGCAATGATCAACCCTCCCCAACGCGTCATGCTGCGTAACAAGGAGCATGCGGTCATCACGAAGCGCGCTCAGAATTGCGCGCCATTCGTTTTCACCGGCCTGACCTTGGCCGATCAATGCTCACAGCTATGGCGCGAGGATGGATGCTGGCGCGAAGACGGTGCGCGCCATCATCTCGATATCGTCGGCCTGATCGACGCGCAGGGGAAAGTCAGCGTCTATGCTGCCGCAGCCGGCGCGAAGGAGGCCGCATGACTACGATCTTGATCGAGCCGAATAAATCCGGCGGCTGGTCGATGCGCTACGAAGGCGAGCCTATTGACAGTGCAGTCGGAAATTACGCGACCGAAGCCGATGCCTTTCGGATCGCCTGGCCGCAGTGCGATCGCGTGAAAATTGGCCCGGCCGTCGTTTCTCCGAAAGCCGGAGCCACGACATTGAATCGTCAGCAGAAGATAAAAAAACAGCTCGAACAAATCCGCCGGCAGAAGATTTCCCGAGGCCTTCGCATTTTCGCCATCTGTCTGGCTGTGGCCTATGTCGGGGAGCTCTTGGCCTTTTATACGGCCGGCAAGTCCTCATGGATCGAATCACAACCGGAGGGCGACACCTACACGTTCCTGATCGAATCACGCAGCGATTCTCGCCTAGTCGAAATGACCTGGAGCCAGGCCATTCAATACCGGGTCTCTCACCCTGATCAGCGCATCTACAAATCCAGCCGATAATTCCCATGACACATATTATTTCAACTCCCACCCAGGCGGCGCTCGATGCGATCGATCTTCTCGCCAGGGATTACGCAACTGTCCGGGAAGTCCTGGCTGAACGCGTGGCTTCCCTCGAAGCCGAATTGCACCAGGTCCGCAATCGCCGGTTGCCCGGCATACGATCCGCCCTGGCCATCGCCAAAACCGCGCAGGATGACCTCCAGCGCGCGATTGCGGCCGCGCCGGACCTCTTTATCAAGCCTCGCACATTCACGCTCCATGGAGTAAAAGTCGGCTTCCAGAAGGGCAAAGGAAAGCTCACCTGGGAGGATGATGCGCGCGTGATCGCGCTCATCGAAAAACATCTTCCCGATCAGGCGGAAATCTTGATCGTCACCGAGCGAAAGCCGTCCCGCGATGCCCTGGCCAATCTGGATGGCGTCGATCTCAAGCGGATCGGCGTCACGATCGAGGAGGTCGGCGACAAGATAATCATCAAGGCAGCCGACTCCGATCTCGACAAGGTCATTGCCAAAATTCTCGAAGAGGGCGCGAAGGAAACCGAATCCCCGTGAAAACTTCGCTCCATCTCATGCTCGATGCGCAGCAGCATGCCATCGAGAAATTTGGCCGAAAGGATTATCCTGATGGCACGGCCGCGAATAGCCGGCGCCGTGCCCGCGCAGCCTCATCCAAGGCGCAGACCGAACATGAACGCGCAACAGGCAGCATATCCTGGATGACAATTCTGCGTGAGGAACTGCACGAGGTCGCCTGCGAGGTCGATCCTGAACGCTTGCGTGCCGAGCTGGCCGATATCGCTGCCGTCGCCCTGGCCTGGAGCGATGCGATCATGTACCGAGCGTTAAAAAATACGCCGCCATCAGTTGTAGTCCAAATAAAACCGGAACCGGATAAATCCATAATCATCCGTCATCTCTGCTGGAACGGCGAAATCGCCAAACTTGATCTCATCAAAAATAAATGCGCCGAGTCTTTCGGGATACCTGTTGAATGTTTGGCGATCCATGATCGCCGGCAGCGCGTGGCGCTTTGCCGGCAGTGCGCAATGAAGTTGGCTTACGAACACACGCGGCTCTCTCAAGACGAAGTGGGGAAAGCCTTCGGTAATTTTAATCACAGCACGGTCTTGTACGCGTGCGAATCAGTCGATGAGCGGATGGAGACCGATGCCAATTTTAAACTCAGTTTCGAGATAATCGAAACTGAAGTTCTAGACCTTTTAAGCCCGCCATCAGCGCCAGAGAAAAAAGCATCCAATCAGTGAACTAAATTTTCACCATGAACACCAAAAAACACTACCGCCAGGGCGATGTGCTTATGAAGCGCGTCGACTCTTTGCCTAAAAAGGGACTCACTAAAGTTCCACGAGTCAACGGGAGGATCATCGTCGCACTCGGAACCTCGAACGGTAATCCGCATTATATCGATGATAAGGCCAGCGTGCAGTTCCGCGACGAGACCGGCAACCTGCATTACAATCTCATCGGAATATCCATAAAAGGGAAGTTCCCGATCGTCGAACAGAACAAGCTCCGCGTTATCGTCAATCATCCGAAACTCGGTAAGGTCGCTTTCTCGCATAGCGACCTCAGCCAGACTGATGGCGTGGCCAGCATCAGCGGCCGCTTCACGCTCCTCAAACATGGGGAGCACGACGTTCATGCAATTCTGGAAGGCAACCATAACCAAGAGCCGCAGCGTGGCTATAACCGTGGAGAAATTCGCCGTGTCCAAGACTGAACTCAAACTACCCACCACCGAGCAATTGCAGGAACGCTACAAAGTTGCCTGTGATTTAAAACAGGTTGTTGATCGCGAGCGGATCCTGGCGAGCGTCAAGCGTTGGTCTGATCGGATCATCAAGGAACCGATGAAGCTACGCTTCGTCGGTTCCGGCGCGGAAATTTTGAAGGCCGCCAGGGCCGCCTGGGCCGCCAGGGCCGCCAGGGCCGCCAGGGCCGCCTGGGCCGCCTGGGCCGCCAGG